TCTCGGCCGACGAACCCGACCGGTTGCGAGGTCCGCAGCACGACCTGGCGTGGGCCGAAGAAACCGCAGCATGGAAGAAGGGCGAAGAAGCCTTGGACAACCTGCTGCTCGGTCTGCGTCTCGGTCCGCATCCTCGGCTGCTGATTACGACGACGCCGAAGCCGTTGCCGTGGCTACGCGCCCTCGCTGAACAGTCGAACACGGTGATGACGAAAGGTTCGACCTACGACAACATCGCCCACCTGGCACCGTCGTTCATCGCCGCTGTCATCGACCGTTACGAAGGCACCAGCCTCGGCCGGCAGGAACTACAGGGCGAGTGGTTGGAGTCTGTCGAAGGTGCGTTGTGGACGATGGACACCATCGAGTCGCACCGCTGGCCCGTGTACGAGGACAAGCGGGACTGGCGCACCGTTGTCGGTGTGGACCCGCCCGGCGAAGTCACCGCCGAAGCTGGGATCATCGTCGCTGCCGGTCCCCGCATGGTGACCCGTGGCGCCGAGTGCGCCATTCTGGCCGACGTCTCCGTGCGTGGACGGCCTGAACAATGGGGGAAACGTGCCGTCGAGGCGTACCGGCAGTTCGCTGCCGAGAAGATCGTCGTCGAAGCCAACCAGGGTGGGGACATGGTGCGTGCCGTCATCCAGTCGATCGACCCTGACGTTCCGGTGCAGAAGATTCGTGCGTCGAAGTCAAAGGGTGAACGCGCCGAGCCGGTCGCTGCGAAGTACGAGCTCGGTCGCGTCCACCATGTCGGCTACTTCCCACAGTTGGAGTCGCAGATGGTGTCGTGGACGAGGGGCGACAAGATTTCGCCGGACCGGATGGACGCGCTCGTCCATGCGGTTACTGAACTGCTCCCCGAACAGGCCCGTGCGGCTTCTGTCGAATCCGTGGCAGGCAGACGCCTTAGCATTGGTGGTATGGGATACCGCAGACGGTTCGGTCAGGGCAGGTAGCGTAGAGACATGCCTGTCGGCCTTTTCATCGTCGTCGTCCTGGCGGCGTACCGCATTACGCGCCTTGTGAACGAGGACACCATCCTTGACCGGCCTCGCACATGGTTCTACATGCACGCCCCGAAGTTCCTTGCCGAGATGGTCGGATGCCCGTTCTGTGTCGGGTTCTGGATCGCCGGCATCGTTGTCGCCGTCACGAACCTGCTGGTTCCGGTGAGCCTGCCGGTCCTCTACTGGTTCGGTACCGCTGGCGGGTCTGCTCTCATCTACGAACTGATTAGCAAAGGGTCCGACGACTGATGGCGAAGCGTAAGCCTTTCAACTCCCTTGTGGCGTCGGCCAAGAACCTGACCGACCACCCGCTCACGACGTCGAGCAAGCAGCGGTGGCAGGACGAGGCGTGGGCCTACTACGACGCGTCGCCCGAACTTCGCTACGGCATCCAGTACCTGTCGAACGCGATGAGCCGGGTGAACCTGTTTGCGGCGACGTGGGACGAGTCAGGTTCGCACATCAAGGCGCTGCCACCGGACCATCCTGCGTCTGTCCGTGTCCAGGAGTTCGGTGGCGGTCCTGGTGGGCAGGGTCAGATTCTGGCCCGTGCCGCACAGAACCTTGGTGTTGCCGGCATCGGGTTCATCATCGGCATCAACGTTGACGGGTTCACGGACTGGACGCTGTTCTCGGCCGACGACGTCCAGATCATCGTTGCTGACGGCGTCAAGATGACGCAGGTTCGTGACACCGGAAACCGGACGGGTCTCTACAACCGTGGCGCCGAGTGGACGACGATCCCCGACGACTCGACGGTCGTAGTGATGTGGCGTCCCCATGCCCGCCATGTGTACGAGCCGGACTCGCCGGTCCGTGCTGCCCTGTCGGCTCTTGGTGAGCTGGACCTGCTGAACGAGCGGATTGCCGCTGATGCCATGTCGCGTCTTGCCGGTGCCGGCGTCCTTGTGGTGCCGTCCGAGGCGACGTTCCCGAAGTCCAGCCCGGACGACCTGGACGACGACGACTTCACGCTGACGCTCATGGAGGCGATGACGGTCCCGATTCAGGACCGTGAGAGCGCCGCTGCTGTGGTGCCGCTCGTCGTCCGTGTACCCGGCGAGTATGCGACAGGGATGCGACACATTTCGTTCGCCACACCGTTCGATGAGCGCATCCTTGACCTGCGGACCCAGGCGATCAGTCGTCTCGCGGTCGGTCTTGAGCTCCCCAACGAGGTTCTGACCGGCATGGCCGACGTGAACCATTGGTCGGCGTGGCAGATCGAGGAATCGGCCGTGAAGCTCCATGTGGAACCGCTGGCCGAACTGATCTGTGACGCGATCACCGAGGCACTTGTCGGGCCGTTGGGCTACGAAGATGTGTTCGTTTGGTACGACGCGTCGGAGTTGCGTATCCGGCCGGATCGTTCGCAGTCTGCGCTTGCGCTCTACGACCGGCTTGAGCTGTCGCCAGAAGCAACCCGTCGTGAGACAGGGTTCTCGGAGGCTGACGCGCCGACCGTGGAGGAACAGACGACGCTGCTGCTCAAGAAGTTGGCGATCGAGCACCCTGAGCTGCTGCCCATCGCGCTCAAGGCGATTGCGCCTGACGCACCGGAGATTCCTGCCGTGGGTCCGGTGAACGAGCCGCCCGGTCCTGCGCCGGCCGATGCTGCACCGTCCACGGTGAACGCTCCTGGTCCTGCCTCACCGGAGCCGTCGAAGGTGCAGGCTGCGGCGCTGACCGCGGCGTGTGACGCTGTGGTGCTGCGTGCGTTGGAACGGGCCGGCAACAAGTTGGTGCGGGCCCACAAGGCGGGGAACCTTGGTGTGGACGCGGCCGAGGTCCACACACAGTTGCGTGCCACGACGGACGACGTGCCGAGCCTGTTCTCGGGGGCATGGGACAGGCTTGGTGTCGTCGCTTCCCGCTACGGCGTCGATGAGGACGCGCTGACTGCTGCCGTCGCGGCGTACACGACGAACCTGCTGCTCACCGCGAAGCCGCACGACTTCGACGCGCTAGAGGTTGCGCTCAATGGTCTCTGAGGAACAGCTCGCCCGGCTGGACGACCTGCTGGACGAGACTGCGAAGGCGATTGCCGACTACATGGTGAAAGCCGTTGTCGCTGACGTCGAACGCGAGTGGAACGACGCGCTGACTGCGGCGGTGGACTTTGCTGCGCTGTCGATCGACACGGAACCTTCGCAGGACGAGGTCGAGGAAGTGGAGAAGCGGACGAAAGAGGCGTTGTTCGTCGCTGCGATCCTGATGCTGCTGCTGCTCGGTGTCCGTAACGAACAGGCGCAGGCTGTGGCGCTCGGCCTGTCCACTCCTGGGTCGGTGGCCCCGGCGGCGATCACGACACGGTTGCGGACGTTGCGGCAGATCATCTCGGCCCGTGTCATCGAAGCGTTCGGGCGAGCCATCTCGTCGGGGGCGAACCGTCAGGACGCGCTCGCGAAGGCGTTGCGCGAAGCCGAGAACTCGGCACGCATCTTCGCTGAGGCCGAAGCGTTGGCTGCGGTGAACGGCGGCATCGACAACCTTGGCAGCTACCTAGAGTCCCGAGGTCTCACGGTCACAAAGACCTGGTACACGCGACGCGACAACCGGGTCCGTGAAACCCATATGCAGGCCGAAGGACAAGAAGTACCGAACAGCTCCTACTTCAACGTCGGCGGCTGGCCCATGCAGTATCCCGGCGACCGAAGCGCACCCCCCGGCCTGTGGGTGAACTGTCGTTGCATCATGGTCCTTGGTTCGCCGTCCGTGCTGGCCGACACGCTCGGCTAGTCCGTTTGGTAGTTCAGTTCATCGTTTAGAGTGGTGGTCATGCTTACTTGGTCCGGCATCATCGCGATGGAAGGCACCCCGACCGGTGACGGTCGCATGATTGCCGACGGGGCTCTCACCTGGCTCGACGGACCCATGCCACTCCGGTTCGTGGAAGAAGATGAGGGCGGGCACGACGGCGCTGTGGTCGTCGGTGCGATCCTGACGGTGGAACGACAGGACGGCGGTGTCATCTACGCCACGGGTGTCATTGACGAATCCCTTGAGTACGGGGCGAAGGCGGCGCACCTGATCCGCAACGAGCTGGCGAACGGCGTGTCGATCGACCCTGACGACGTGACCATCGAGTACCAGGGTGCTGACGGTGAGATGCCGGCCGAGGACGAGCCGATGGGTTCGATGGTGACTGTGCTGACTGCGGCCCGTATTCGGGCGGCGACCCTTGTGGCGATTCCGGCGTTTGCTGAGGCGAAGATCATGCTGGACGAGGGGCAGGACGTTCCGGTCGAGGTTCCCGACGACGACATGCCTGTGGACGAACCTGTGGATCAGCCTGTGGAAATGGCTGTGGAGGACAGGATCGACTCGTTCCAGAAGTCCAAGTGGCCGATGTTCGACCGTGAGTTCGCTGCGATGGTCAAGGAGAACCACCCCGACGTTTGGGACGCCGGGGGCAACATCAAGGGCGACGACCAGTACGAGATTCTGACGAAGATCGCTGACAACGACGGTGTCGCAGAGACCGACGACCAGGTTGCTGCCCTAGAACTCCGTGAGGCTTGGGTGGCCCGCCACTACAAGGACTTCCAGCTTCCCGGTGTCATCGCTCAGATCAAGTGGCTGGCGATCGGTGAACAGGGCGAGGACAAGATGAAGGACGTCGTCCTTGAAGCGATCGACAAGCAGGAGGGTGACATGGCTGTCTCCGAGTTCTCTGCCATCCGTGCCCATGAGACCGGTACTGACGATTCCCCGTGGGACGCCGGGGAGCAGGAGCCCCGTGTGACGTCGCCGGCAGACGAGGCGTACTTCGCTGACGTCTACGCATGGAAGGACGACGAGGCCGACCTGACCGTCAAGTCGTCGTACAAGTTCATTCACCACTTCGTGTCGGAGGACGGCACCCCTGGTGACGCTTCGACCGTTGCCTGTTCGGCCGGCATCGCTGTTCTGAACGGTGGCCGTGGTGGCACGACGATCCCCGACGCCGATCGTCAGGGCGTGTACGACCATCTGGCGAAGCATCTTGTCGATGCTGGCAAGGAGCCCCCGGCGCTGCTTTCGCTCGATGAGATCGACGCCGAGCTGGGTGGCGGCAAGGGCCGCAAGGGCAAGAAGGACGAGAAGGAGCCGATGCCGGGGATGGCGTCGTGGCTGTCGATCGTTGCTGCTGCGCCGGTCGCGCCGCCCGCCGAGTGGTTCCGTGACCCCGGCTTTGCTGGACCGACGAAGGTGCGGGTCGAGGGCGACCGTATCTTTGGGCACCTTGCGACCTGGGGGACGTGCCACATCGGCTTCGGTGAGGGCCGTTGTGTCCAGCCGCCTGTCAGCCATGCGAACTACGCGTACTTCGCTACGGGGACGATCCTTGCCGACGACGGCACCGAGTTCGCGGTCGGGACGATCACGATGGACGGCCCCCACGCCGACAAGCGCCTTTCGGGCCGTGCTGCTGCCGCCCACTACGACGTCACCTGTTTCGGTGTTGCTGACGTCGCTGTCGGGGAGGACGAGTTCGGCATCTGGATCAGCGGTGCGATGCGACCGGGCGTGTCCGACGAGGCGAAGCGTGTCCTGCGGGCGTCGTCGCTGTCCGGCGACTGGCGCAAGCTGGGTGGCGAACTCGAACTTGTTGCTGCTCTCGCCGTGAACGTCCCTGGTTTCCCGATTGTGGAGACCCACCTTGCTGCGTCGGGCTGTCCTGACTCGCTGATCGCCACCGGCCTGGTGTTCGGTGACACTTCGGAAAAGCCGGCACCGTCGAAGGGTGTGATTGCTGCGGCCGACGCGCTTGCTGCACGCATCGGCCGCGACAAGGCTTCCCGCAAGGCCGAGCTCATCGAGCGGGTCAAGGGCTGACCGAACCTGCGCTAATCTTGTGGCATGAGACAACCCATGCCACCACAGGTTCGGTTTGACCGTCATTGGAAGAACATTGACGGGTGCCATGTCTGGACCAGCACATCTGCCGGATCAAAGAGTCGCTACGGAACCTTTCGTCCAGGCACGACCCAAGACTCTCCGAAGGTCTATGCCCACCGCTGGATTTACGAGCAGGTTCACGGCGAGATTCCTGACGGGCATGAGATTGACCACCTTTGCAAGAACACTCTCTGCGTGAACCCAGCTCATTTGGAGGCCGTGACGCCGTCCGAGAACATGCGGCGGGAACGTGCCGGCGTGTGCAAGGCTGGGTTGCACGACTTGACAATCGAGGACAATGTCTTGTGGGACAAGCACGGACGACGCCGCGGGTGCTACGAGTGTCACAAGCGTCGTCAGCGCGACTACTACAACCGGAAGAAGAACTGACATGCCTTGCAGTTGCAACAAGAACAAGGTTGTTCGTGCGGCGATGAACGCACCCGACTACGACCCTTCTGCGTTGCCGCAGACGTCCTCGAACGGTCCGTGGAAGGTGTATTCGGCGGGTGGCGCAGCGTACAGGTTTGCGACTCTTGAGGACGCCAGGACTGCTGCTGAGATGATTGGTGGACGCATCGTTTCGGTGTGATCCACAGAAATCCACAAGAAATGCACCAAGTGGTACACAGGTTGTGTCTACGATGGTGGGACATGGGAACCGCTCGCTAGGCGACGGACCCGACTGGCGCTAGGCGCTGACCGAGTTCGACAACAAGACCGCTTCTAGCGAAACGAGGAAACCCGTGGACGAGTTCACGCTCCCGACCGACCTGACCACCGTGGCCGAGGCCGACCTGGACGCCCTAGAGGCCCAGGCGACCGAGGCGTTCGACGGCATCGCCGCCGCTCCCGAGGGTGAGGCCGACCTCACCACGATGAGCGACCTGGCCGACGCCATCGAGGCGATCCGCACCGAGCGGGGCCGTCGCGCCGACGCCGCCGAGCAGGTGCTCGCGCAGGCCGAGGAGCTGCTGCGCCGGGTCCACGCCAACGCCGAGGACGGCGAGGGCGAGGGTGACGCCGACGAGGCCACCGAGGACGCCCCCGAGGCCGACGTGACCGAGGTCGAGGCCGTCGAGGTCGAGGTGGAGGCCGAGCCCGAGCTCGTCACCGCCGCTGCCCCGCAGCAGCCCCGCCGCATCGCCCTGCGCCGCCGTGAGCCGGTCGTGGAGGCGCCCAAGGCGCCCATGACGATCCTCGCTGCTGCCGACATCCCCGGCTTCTCCGCTGGCGGCAACATCGCCGGCACGACGGAGCTGGCGAAGGCCGTCACGGCGAAGGCCCGCACCCTGTCGAACCACAGCGACCGTGTCCCGGTGGCGACGTTCGACCTGAACGTCGATGCGTGGAT